CATCAACAAAATAACCTCTCAAAAAGTAAACGCCATCATTGATTGCAAAAGCAGAAGCAGTTGCAGCAGCATTTGTAGAGATTGTTCTTGCAAATCCTTCACCAGCAGTGATGAAAGTGGTAGCAAAGGTGATGCTTTCATCAGTTAGAAGGACTTCATTGTCCAAAAACTGTGCAGTTGCTAAATCTGTGGTGCTGGAATCAAAATAATCAACATAAATTGTGTAATTTCCCCTCTCAGATTGCTCATCAGTGATATAAGTGACCACTTTTGCAGTGATTCCAGAGGTTTCTCCAGTAATTGTCTTGCCAACTAACTGATCCAAGTACACTGAAATAGGAATTCCAAGGAATTCTGACTCAACTTGAATAGCATAGAAGGGATTCAGATATGTAACGCCACCAGGAATAACCTGAGCACCCTCTTTGAAGAGGTGATTTCCTACATCTTCAATCTGATTTTGAAGAATTGATTGGAGGGTAGTCAGTTCTCTAGCTTGAACAGGATACCCAGGCTTGAAAAGAACCTTATAATAGTTGCTTTGAGGATCGAAATCATCAAAATAAGGAGCAACGTTGAGATTAGTTTCCTGTGGCATGATTTTTTAGAACTGCAAGATAATTTTTACGTCTTCTTTCTGTGAGGAAGACCTTGTAACAGAAGGTCTATTATCAAGGTAAATCATGTTTCCAGAGTATTTCTCTGATTCTGGTTGAGAAACACCATTCACAAAAGTTTGACCAAGATAGTATGTCCTACTATTTATTACTGTCGACACACCTTGGAAACTTGTTTGAATTGCCAAAGTATTGTCTGCACCTACAATGCTAAAACTTCCACCATAGTCAATATCAGATCTGAATTTATTTTGTCTAAATCCGTATTCTGGACTTGTGTTTTTAGTATTGTTGTAGTTAAATCCTGCTGTGGATTGATCTTGCCAATACTTCAGAACACCAGTTGTCTGGTCATAAGAAACAACTCTTCCAATTGCAGTTGAACCAACTCCAACTGTTTGTGTAATGAATGAATCAGGGTTGAAGATTGCTTCACTATATCCAACTCCAGTCAATTTGAGTGCATAAACTGCACTTGCTTTATCTACTGTGAGGATTGCTGTAGAACCATGTGCTCTTGGATTCTCAACAAGACCAACAGCAGCAAACTGGTTTCCTGTAATGAAATCAGGATTTTCAGTGTCATTTTCAAATCTCGAATAAGTCAGGACATTATATGCACCCAACTCTCTGTAGATGTCAGCACCATGACCACCAGGAGGTGGAATAATTACATCAAACTCAGGAGCAGTAGTTCCAGTGGGAACTCCACCTGCCACCAAATCTACAGTTCCAAATGAGTATCCACTTCCACCATTGGAAACTGTGATGCTTGAAACTTGTGAATCATTGTCAATAACAATAGTTGCTTTTGCACCTTCACCATCACCAAGAATAGGAACACCAGTGTAAGTTCTATTTGCAGTTCCAAGAGCAACACCACGATTTCTGATTGTGATGGTTTTCAACTGACCACTTGTTGCTGCATTATTTCTCACTGCAGCATAAGTTGAACTGCTTTCCCAATCACTTGGGACAGGAATATAGTTTGTTGAGTCAAACTTGATTGCCTGAGATGGGCTGATAGTATAGAGATATTTCCAGATATATCCATCACCACTTGAACCAGCAGCTCTTGGTTCTAAATCTGTGAACGTTGGTTCATCCAGAGAAGGACCACCTTGGAAGTTGTTCTCTGGAGTTGCATTATTGTACAAACAAATATAAACTCTATAGTCAGAGTTCATTACATAATAATTTGCAGAATAAACATCAAAAACACCTGATGGTTGAGATGGATTGTTTCTGCTGATATCATCTCTCCACATATCATATGTGACACCAGAAGTCCAAGTGTTCTTTCTAACAACTTGACTTACATCACTGGATGCAATCTTCTTGAGAGCAAGCATTTCATCCCAATACATTCTACCCATCTCATCAAAGTTATCAATTGGAGATGGGGGTGTTGTATCCCAAGATGATAGGAAATCACTGGGATTTGGGACACTAATGAATGTGTAATATGAATTCGAGCTAGATTGTACCCCAGCAACAAAATTCTTTGCATTCAATATACGAAGTTGGTCAGTAATTATTGCTGCCATTTGTAAACAGAATTTTCTTTATTTATTATGATAAAGTGAAGCTAGTTGAACCAATGCCACTTGCAGTAAATATCAAAGTGCTTCCAGAAAGTGTAATCTGAACTGCTGTTGATCCAACTTCACTGATAAATCCACCAAATGCAGTGGAAACACCAGATGTTGATGAGTTTGATGATGTAATAAATCCAACAGTTGTGACACCAGAAACAACATTGAGACCATCAAATGTAACACCTACGCCTAATGTGGTGCCATTTCCAATCTGGTTATAGATCTCTGAAAAGTTTTCATTGATCTTGATAGCACCAGATTGTAAGGTATCACCTGTACCATCATTAGGCGTAGTGCCTGTTCCTATACCTTGTCTCGCCATTTCCTATCAGACATTTTTCGTAGAAGTATTTAGTTGTTAGACAATGTAGTTCTCATATTTGAGAGGATTGAATCTGGTTACAAGTGCTGCAGTTGTGAGTCCAGTAACTCCATTTTGGAGATATGTGTTGTAACTCTTAGCATTAGTTCTTGTATCAAAGACAATCTTACCCCAACTGAAGTTGCCCATGTTAGGTGCTTCAGTGTATCCAAATCCAGTCCCAACAGTGTCAACATTGACAAAGATTCTTCTGACATCACTGTTTCCAATTCCAGTTACATTCATAGTTCTGGTTTCAGATGATGCAACTTGATAAACACAATCAATAAATGTAGTACCAAGACCAACAGAAGATCCTGCTGTATCCTGTGATGCAAATGTGCTTCCAATAGAAATATCAGTGTCATAGATGACCAAGAAATCACCAGTTGAAATGCCACTAACTGTAACTGCAGTTCCAACTAAGTCAGCATCTCTCATGAAGGAGTTGATTGGAATAAACAGATCAAAGAAGAATTGATTCTGAGCACCTGAAACTGTTGTTCCAAGTCCAACAATAACTCCATTGTCACCACTGTAAGTGTCAACAGTCAGTTTTTCTCTTATAATTTTTGGTGATCCAATCAGGACAACTGGAGGATTAGTTGATGTATAACCAGTTCCAGGTCCTGTAACTGTAAGAGTAGAAACAACACCACCACTAATAGTTGCAGTTGCACTTGCTCTCTGTGTAGATCCAAGACCAACAGGGTTAGAAATTGTAACTTCAGGAGCAACAGTGTATCCTGTACCAGCATTTGTGATAGTCAAAGATGAAACTGTTCCAGCAGCAGAAACAACAGCAGTTGCAGATGCAGCAACCACTACATCTTGAGAGTTGATCAGAATTGTATCTTGGAAAGTTCTAATGGTTGCCTCATTTTCTCCATTATAAAGTGGTCTTACAGAATCAACATAAGCAGTGAATGATGTGACTCCAATAGGTTGAATGAGGTAAGATGAAGGATAAACAAGTGGTTCATACTGTGTTCTGTCCTTACCAACAACCTGACCATTGATGATTCTATCAACGGTTTGTTTACACCAGGTAAGAGGTCTCAGTATAGATCTATCTGTAACAATTCCAGGTCCAGAATATGGATTGGTCTTGACACTATCAACAGTATTAATACCAGTTACAACTCTTGGATCCTCATCCAGCGCAAGTCCTTGACCATTGTATGGATTATTATTGAGATCAAGAGTATCACCAACCTTGACAGTTTCAAGAATGTCTATAAATGCAACATCAACATCAGCAGTTCCTTTATAGAACAACACTCTTCCAGTATCACCAACCTTAGGTGGTTCAGTGAATGTAATTGTGCTTCCACCCTTGTACTGATAAGCAACTCCAGGTTGTTGGAGGATGTCATTCAAGAACACTAAGAGAGTTTGGTCAAGTTTAATTCTTGATCCCTTAGCAACAGCAGCAGAGAATGGATTGCCATTGATCTCAAGATCAAATGTGACTGCAAATCCATCAAACTGTCTGTCCAGATAATCAAGAACTTGAAGTTGTCCAACATTGTATCCACCAAATGTGTCATCAAAGACCTGATCAATAGAGATTTGGAATTCATCATAGGTTTTGGTTGTGTCAGTTGGAATACCAACAGTTCCACCAATAGCAACTGTAAGAATCTCACCATTTCCATATCCATATCCAAGGTTATTGATCTGGAAATCAATAACACTTGATGCAGCACCAACTATCATATTGACTGTTGCACCTGTTCCAATACCTGTTGGAGAAGATGCACTGTAAATCAGAGGAATGTCATCATAAGGAAGTGGTTCATCAAATACAACAACTGGTGGATTAGTTGAAGTATATCCAGATCCAGGGTTCGTAATAGCAACACTGACAATATGACCACCACTGATAGCAGCAGTACCAATGAATTCAATGTTTGGAGTTCCAGTGCTTGCAGTTTGGACACCAACATTGACAATTGTTTGTGCTCCAGGTCTGTAACCAGAACCAGAGTTACCAATGCTGATAGAAGAAACAGTTCCAAGACCGGAGATAATTGCAGTACCACCTGCAGCAACCAGAGGTTGATATCCAAATCCTTCTGTGGATCCAATTTGTACAATCAGACCACCAACTGGGAATTCAGTTCTGTTGACATCATATCCATATGGGAGACCTGCTCCACCAGTAAATCTGAGAGTAGTAATTCCACTCTCCTCCATCTCATAGTCACCTCTTTGGACATTGATTGCTTGCTCTCCCTGTGGGATTTGGAAAATGCCATTGATCAGAACAATACCATTATCTGTTGAGAATCCAGTAACAGGTTGACCATCTACAGCGAGTGTGAATTCGCTTGCAATTCCTGTGAAATCTTTGGAGATGTCATCAAAGACATAGTTGCCAGCATATGTGTCTGTAGAAGATCCTACAATTCCAGATCTCATGAACACTCTACCTTGGAATGTGGAACTGGTT